CGCGGATTTCATGCGCTCCGAGAACATAATATTGTTCAGAACTCTGAAAACAGGACGGGTTAATAGATTCTCATCTATATACCACTTAGAATTCCATACATAATCACCAAGTACGGACTTATCAGCATGGATATTTCGGCGGCTCGTTGCACCTACTTTCTCTAAGTTCTCAGTGGTCAACCTCGTTGATAATCCAATGGTAATGTCGTCACCATTGACAAGAATACACTCGACGTACTTATCGAGCTTATATCTTGCTAACGATTCTAGAATATCTAGAACGTTACAAAACCCATCAAACAAGTTGGTTGTTTTAGACCCTGATGGCATACCTCCATCTCGCGATACATCGCCTTCCGGCATAACTAGGCTAGCATGAATCAAATACTCACTCATTAGAGTCTTAAACTCATATTGAGGCGCAAAGTATTCTACCATCTGCGTGATCTCAGATGCAGTAACGGTGCTGTCAAAATTGGCAGCATCGAGATTAGCCCATTGGTTAACTGCTGAATGATTATTCGCAACCCATTCTTTGAGCTGACTAGGCTCAGTATAGAATACGAATATCTTCTTTCTAGCATCTATAGCGCTGACCGTTTTCGTTATCGCGTCATCAATCATCTCACATTCCAAGTACCAGTGTGAACCCGGTACTCCAAAGACCAAACGCACCTTTGGATCATCAGGATGTGATTGTTGGGTTCTTACCCCAGGCATGATAGAATAGCAGTTCTCCAGTATTGGATTAGGTTTTATCTTTTCCTCAACGTACCCAACAAATTCAGGAAAGTTATCCCGTTTGGATCCACCATTCGGGAGTCCACTTCCTTTACTCATTGCACGTCGATTCCTTTCCAAACTGCCATCATAGTTATGAACCGCGGATTGCAAGTACGGATGAGTAAACTGATCTAGATAATCTAGCTTTAACGCTTCACCCAACGGAATACTTGCATAATGCGCAACACCTTCAACAAGTTTGCTGTAGATATATACGCTTTTAGGCCACTCAACGCGTTCAAGGTATTTCATTTCCTGATCTAAGAGACCGGACGGCATGTCCGTCGTTCTCAAGAGCTTACGCGCTAGCGGTAAGACTTCTTGAATAACTTTCGGTTTTAGCTTCCGTTCCACTATCCCTGTATTGTCGATTTGTAAGTTAGCGTGATAACGCCTTACAAATTCACTATCTCGGTTGGAAATAGTTGACATCGGCAAATCACCCGAAGTAAATGCTAAGTAGCTGAACTATGCCTTCGATTGCGGTGATCGTACTCGCAAGTATCAC